TCCATTATGAACGCGTTTTTCGGTATTATGATAATTAAATTTTTTCATTGTATATATAAATGAAAGAATTTTTAGTTCATGCATTTCATATTTTGTTTGTAACTTCTTTTTTAGGTTATATAGGCATTGTACGTGAAAATTTACCTAAATTTTTGTTTCCTGTTGTACTAATAGTTGGAATTTTTATTGTTGTATATCACATTTACAAATCAATATTTAAGAAAGATGCTTGGATCAATTATATTCATATTTTTATTGTTGGACCTCTATTGCTCTATGTAGGGTTACAGAAAGACAAAACACCGAGAAAAGTATTTGAAATTATTCTGATGTTAGCTTTTGCATCGTTAGGATATCACGGTTATTATATGATGTCTGATCAATAATTATACAAATGCATTATGATCGAATTGGCGTATTTGACGTGCTTGAACTATATTGAATACTTGATGTAGTTTGCATACTAGGTGTACTTGAACTACTTTTTATACTTGGCGTATTTGATGTACTTGAACTACTTTGCATAGTAGGTGTAGTTGATGTAGATTGCTTGCTTGATGTCGGTGTAAATGTATTTCGAAGAACGGTTGGTGTAATAGAGGTTGTACCATAATTAGAAGGGGTTTTTGTGGTAACTGGTACATTGCTTGTTGAAAGCTGAACTGGAATTTCTGTTGTAGTTGTCGATACTGTATCTAATGGTGCATAACTAGTAGTTTTTTTACTTCTTGCAATTTTAATATATTCTTCATCTTCTTTGTAATAATCTTCACGATCAAAATCACGAATGATAATTGTTTTTTGATCGCTTTTTGATACATAATTTACATTCCCACCATATACTTCAGGAAAATCGGCCAATTGACAATTATTGAGTGGTTCGATGAAGACATTTTCGAAAAATAACGAGATAACAAGAATTATTAGTAATATTGGTATTATATATTTTTTCATATATAATATCAATACATAAACTTTTATAAATTATTATAAATTTCTACAGTTTTGCTATAAAATTGTTCAGTTTGTTTATTTAATTCTCCAAAAATTTGATGTTTTACTATACCGGGGTTTACTTTATATAAAAATTTATGAATAGAATAGTAAAGATGTCCTAAAAAGTGGAATAAAGCATAAGGTGATGCTACTATGTTATTCACCACAATAAATTCTTCTAATGTGACAACTGTATAAATTCCTTCACTATCAAAATTAGACACTGCAGTAACGGTTTCTTTTCCGTCTACACTAATAATAGTATCTCCTAAAGATATGTCTTTCGCACTAATTATATCAAATGTAGTCCCGGTCGATTTCATAATAGGTACAAGGTGATCAGGTGTAAGTTTTAGTTTCTTGTCACTAGATGTTTGTATTTCCATAAATACACTGATAATATTATTAGTACCATGGGGTATAGCAACAATTGGAGAATAAACGAATTTATTTTCGCGCATTGAATACGATAATATTTTATCTCCGATCGCAGCATCTTTCATTTGTTTTGTTATATTTCCTTCTAAGTAAATAGTAGAATCACCTGAAAAACATTTACCACCTTTATTGCCTTGTGATTTAGCTGGAGGATTAGCTGAAGAATTGTTAGCTGGAGAACGAGCACCCATACCACTACCACTACCAGTACCTTCTTTGTTCGTAAAAATAAAATTTAGTAATATCATAAAGATGATAAAAGCGAGAAATGAAAACAAAAGTTTACGGTTCATATATTTTATAATAATATAAAACATAAAATATATTTCTAAAATTCCGGTTCGTGTTTCTTAAAGAGGCACCCGGTTTTTGACAAATTTGGTATGTCATTAATGACATTCGGATCTTGATAATTTGAAACATCCAACCAAATTTTAATAATACAGAAATTTTTCTTAGGTGAAATAGTAATGCCGTTAATGTGTTTATTCAATTCCGGTTCGACACACAAACTTTCACCACATAACATATAAAACAGATTTTTCCATACTTCATGGACTTGTTTATTAATAACTTTATAAGAAAAACACCCGCCGTTTCTATTACGAGCGTCCTCCCACATGGGCGTAATACCATTACGCATAACAAAGAACATGCAATTTTTGACAACATTTTCTGTAATGGATTCATTCAATGTTATTACTTTTTCTACCGTATCAATTGACTTCATAATGATCGTATACCCCGAAAGATCCCAATTTTTGTCGTGTGGTAAATGGTAATATAAATCCCATTTATCATGCAAACTATGTTGTGGTTTTGTTGCACTCAATGTTTCCATGTGAGGGAGCTATACCGTAATATATATAACCACTTTTTTTTAAATCATTTTTATTATTTATTCGCGTCCAAACGTTTCGCGGAAAATGAATTCTTTTGAAGATTATTGTCCTATATTCTCATTTTTGGCGGATTCGCTAGATACACTTTCATGAAATTCACTAGTTTTCAATATAGAATAATCCGTTTTGTTTAACTTGATATATTCGCCGAATTTTAAATATACGGCTTTTAAATTATTGTCCAAAATAGTAATTTCATAGTTTTTATCAAATGCATGATAAGAAATTTGATACTCTAATAAACGTTTTATAAATGTAGCCGACAAAATTTCATTATTTACCAAATAATCCTCATTTTTCAATTCTAATACAAGAGGTATTATATAATCTTTACTACGATATTCAATGCTCAAAAATTTGATATCAGATTCATCCAAAACAATTTTTGAATCTTTACTAGTGAATGTTTTCTTCTCACGATCAACAACACGATGAATATATTTATCGTTGTATTTGCATGTTATCAACGAATCGCATATAGAATTTTCATTGCTAATAATTGAATGCACATCATAATATAAAGCAGAAAAATTAGTAGACAATTTTTCTAAAATCATATTTATTTTTGGTTCGTACACTTCTACATATGAATAATTAAAATTTTTATAATTATAGTAGGATTTGGTCAAAACAGATACACAAGACCATGTACTTGTCAAAGGTTCCGTCCTTCGATATTGAATAATCGCAATCAAATAAATAAAAGCATATTGAGATAAATCAACAATTCTAGCTATAAAATCATATTTTTCATATATCATGGTACCGTAAGCGTGTATTTTTTCGATATTGCTATTTATACAAAAAATAGTATCAAATTGTAATTTTTGATAATTGATTGATAAAATTTTATCAGATACATCTTTAATTTGAGCATTTATAAAATATGCGCAAATATTTCTAGCCAGTTCAACGTTTTTCTTTATGGTTTCAAACAACTCGTACATTATAACTTGATACCAATAATAATATTTATACCATTATAATAAATATTATTTTCATACCGTGATCGTTTTGTAAAATATGGTAAATAGATACCAACAAAATATTATTTGAAAATATGGATATAGTTTTTTTCTGTAATTAAGTTTATAAGTTATATCATAATTGTAATACACATACAATATGCAGCTAGGAATGAAAATGAACCACTCTATATTTGTTGTTCTTTTATTCACAATAATTACTGAACAAACTCGTAGTAATGTATTTATGTTATAAAAAATAATATATTGACGTTCATTTGTAAATAATTCACTAATATCTTTTACATTTTCAGGTTCATTTCCTAAAACATATTGCGGATTTTCTATTTTCTTCATTATATAAGAAATGAAACATTCATCTTTACATATTATCCAAGAAAATGGAATAGTTATAAAACTAATAATATACAATTTGTCACATAAAATATTTTTTTTTTTGAAAAATCCATAAACATTTTCTATTATCATTCCACATAAATGAAAAATTCCTATATATTTGTATATATTACACCATTGCATAATTGTAATATATATAATAAATTATCTTTATGTTTTCGTACGATTAAATATCGAGCGAAACGGTATTTTTATCGGAACGCGGTTTTCTGCGTGAACGCTTTGGCATATTATTATCTTGTAAATCCTTGAGCGAACTAATCGAGATCATAGAATCGTTTTCATCGTCCTTGGATTCGTGAATGTTCACCTGTTTTGTTTTCAAGCCAGATAAAATGTTCTCAATATCGGAGCTTTGAGGTCCACGCATTTCTGGACGTTGACTTACAGGTTGAATAGGAGGAGCACGCATTTGATTTTCATTATCATTTACATTTTTAAATGAATTCATGTCTACTCCTTGTTCACGGAACATGGCACCCCGAGCAGCATTAATATCTTGTCTGTTTCCAGGCGCCTCTGTAAATGTCATGCCTGGACGCGGAGGACCTGCCATATTTTTGGTCTCTACTGGTGCTGGTGGTGGAGGACCACGCGGACGACTATCTTGTTCACGCATCATGTTACTTGCAAATGCAAAACCAGGTGATTGTTGACTCATAGAATTGACAGTTGCATTCGTGAATGCTTTCATCAATTCGGGACTTTGGCGAATAACATCATTGAATCCAGGAACACTAGTAGAAAGAGCTTTGTTTGTAAAATTGACCACGGCTGCACTGAATCCAAGACGTAATAATAGAGATAATTCTGGTGCCAGTTTTCCACCCTTGTACTTTTCGTGTAATTCCGAAAAAATCTCTTCATAACTATCTAAATCTTCACTGACTTGCTCACCCCAACCATCCAAATTGATATCAAATGGATTGAATGCAGTATTTGCATATTCTACGGAATTGACAAATGTCATAAACCACCAACCTTGTAATTTTACACTGTCCTTTTTACGTTTATCTTCCAGAGCGGTTTCGTATTCATCTTCTACTTCTTCGAAATTGGAATCCATGTTAAAATGAGAACTATTTTTCAACAGTCCTTTATCATGCCATTCGTCTAATTTTTTGATCATGGCGCGCTTCTTTCTGCGTTTTTCACGATCAGTTAATTTAGCGGACGAACGCTCCTCTTGTAAAGGCAATTCATTCAATTTCGAGAACCCATCCCATGTTTTAGTATTACCAATTCCATCTGATGTAGCAGATCCCAGTTTGGAATCAGTGGACTCATTTTTTGATTCAGAAGATCCACCACCAAAACCGAATAAATTCGATGCAAAACCGGATAATGTCTTTGTCTCGCCGGATGATTTTGCAGCAGTTGGTGCAGAAGAAGCTGCCCCTGATAATTCATTTAATTCATTCTCCAAACTATTCAAATCTCCTAAATCCACACTTCCACTAGAAACCTTCTTTTTATCATTCATTAGTAATTCAATACCTGGACCAAAATTTACCGCTTTGGACGGAGGACCATCGTTAAAACTGAGGGAAATTGGTTCTAAATCGTTTAATCCAATATCAATGACTTCCATATTATGTTATTAATACAATATTTATTTTTAAGTCATACGCATTGTATTTATTTTATTTTGAATAAACCAGATACCCTGTAAAAAAGCATCGGCCAAATCATCTTTTTTTTTCGTTTCTAATACGTATTTCCAGTTCTCGAAATTGGCATCTTGATTTAATATTCGAGAACAATATTCAACACCGTTTTTTTTATTCATTTTATAGGATTTTTCTGCCGTTTCTGTTCGCAGGGTGTTCTCCAAAGGTGCGAAATTTTTCAGTTTATTAGCTGAAGATAAAAACTCGATACGTACATCCGTGTTTTTCATAATAAAATACTGGGCTAACATGCCTTGTATTGTTTTCATACGATTGGCAATAGGAGATATTTGATTCTCGATGAGAACAATATCGACTCCACAAATGTTCTCGATTTCATCCAATAATTTTTTTAAATTTTTACCAATGGTTATAAGATCGGCATCCCCTGCGCTCTTTTTTTTCGTAATGATCAGTTCGAAACACGTTTTTGCATAATATATCAATAGTGCGTCTATCATGGCCTTTTTCGTATCCTTTTCTGGTGAAATATGGTATTTTTGGCATAGTGAATTCAAAGTCGGTGCATCCATTTTTTTGATTGCAGCCGGAAAACAATCTTTGGTTGGTATAGTGTATTCACTTTGCATTTTGGCATGTTTTTCGCAATAAAAGTTCTCGGATTTAGACCATTTTGCTACCTTGCCGCAAATTTTTGCCGGCAACTTTTTGTTCTTGGGTTGTAATGAGCATGTACAGGTATGTTTCGGCGCTTCGTTATCCATGAGATTCAAAATCTGCCATTTATCGACGAAAATTTGAGAACCAGATAGATCAAAAAGACAAAAGGCCATGTTTTTGATACCAATATCAAAACTAATTATTTTCGTCAT